GTGGAACCTCTCCAAAAACGATATTGCAAAGCGATTGCCTCATTACCACCCCAAACTTTAGTAGCAGGATTAAACCATGGAGATTGAATCTGAGTAATACCAGCAGGATAAGATTTCCAAGGAATTTGTCTGTGAAACATATCACAAACTGTTTTATACTCTTCACCATCAACCAAATGAGAATGTTCATAACCTGTAACAGATGGATGAATTGGAGTAAACTCTTGTTGAAAATCCAAGCGGGGATTACATTCAAATTGAGCATACCTCATAACTTGACAACTGCCATGGAAATCATTGCAACCTGATTTGTAAACATTGATGTAGATTGGAACACTGAGAGATGGATCTGGGACAGACCAAGAGAGAACAGAACAATAAAGACCAGTACCGGAAAGTTGGCCTGAGTAATTAGCAACTTTACTACTAACATAAGGCAAAGTAAAGTCAACTTCAGTGTCACCTTGAACATCTACTATTCTATGATAACAATCTTGCCACATACCAGGTTTTTCAGCAAAATAAAAAACTAAACGAACATTATGAAACTTGGAGGCTGTAATGTAAAGTTTGGTTTTTGTTGAACCTGACCAATACAAGAAAAAATGTTTCATATAATCAAAGTTGCCTTGATAATCATTTGGTAAATGATCAATAGCAACAACACCAAAATCAGTAGTGTTTTGTGTTATAGTACGAATACCGACCAAACAAGGATTTGAAACTAAATAAGCAATATCCATTTCATCAACATTAATTCCACCAACTATTGGAGCAGTTGAAATATATGCTTCTGGATCCATGGTCATTTTGGTGCTTACATCAATTCCTTTACCATGACTCATACCAAAGAGTGGATCAGCTTTAACAACCTGCGTAGCAGCAACTGTAGTTGGTTTATCCAAACCAAGCATTGAAGCTACTGCTTTTCCTCCTATAGCCATGCTTTTAAACAATTTAGCATAAGGAGAAATTAATGGAACACGTTGTAAAGCACCAGAAATAGTAGCTGCTTCCTCAAAAACTGAACTGATGCTATCATGAGAACTTTTAGAACGGCCTTCTGATTTACTTTCAAACGTAGAAGATTGTCTGTTACTTGGAAGTGCAACCTCGGCTTCAATAAATTGTGCCATAACAAAAATAGTTGCAGTGGAAGTATTGCCGTTAACATCAATAAGAGGATTAACAACTTTAACAATTACTTTTCCCATACAAAAATCTTCAGGAGCAGACAAATTGATAAAACGTTCATTATTAATGAATGGAATATCCAGAATATCAACGGATGATTCAGCAGCAGAAACTAACACATGTGGATAACTAGAACGATAAAGCACTCCTTTATATGAATTGTAAGGGCTTGAATTACACATTGGATCAAAACTAAACATTGTTCTACCATACAAAAATTGTGTGGATGTAACTCTAATACTCAGTCTTATGGCACCTCTGAAGTAAGTAAAATCCTTGAGTTTATCAGCGATATAAGTTTGTGTGGATAACAATTTGAAGATATCAAGCTCAGTTACAGTAGTGTCAGAAGCCGCACTAGTTAACCATTGGATTGAACTAATTTGATACTCTCTGTTAAGAATGCCATCAAGTTTAAATGTTTCATAATTATTGCCACGATGAGGTTCTTGGAAACTAACAGGACCAACAGAAGACATAGTAACAGGAGCTGCATCTTGATAAGCACCAAGTTCAACTTGCTGAGTTATATTTAAATCATTAGTTGCCCTATCAGTAAATTCTTCATTTCGAGTTGTTCCTGCACTTTCAAATGTAGCAGTCTCAAAATACAATTTAAAATGCACACGTGTATTAGGGTTATACATTGCTTGTTGGAAGTATGTCCAAGGTTTTTGTTTAATTTGCACAATTTCCAAAAGATCTTCACATCTATCACAGATAATTTCACGTAATTTATCACAATATGTGTTGTAAACTACTTTTCCATGATGAGACAGTTCTGTCCAAAAGGTTTGTATTTGGGATAACATAATTTCGTCAATTTTAACAGTTGAACGAATGAAATATAAACTTTCACAAATAGTTTCAAGTGTTAGAGGTGCTCTACAGATAGAAGCATCAATTGGTACGAACTTACGACCAAGAAAACGAACATCAGTTAATTTATCAGTAGATGAACTTTCTTCTTTAGTAAAATGAGTGTAAGTCATACCAAAACGACGTTTAAAATGCGGAGCTAAAGTGGAACATTTAATACCAACTTCTTTAGTTGTAATAATATTGTCATCACCATAAAACACCATTTCAAATTCTTCAGGAGATAAACCCAAATCTTCAGTCAAAACTGTAAAACACATGATATAATTGCAAATAGAGTTATAAATGGAGGTGATGGGATTACCAGAAGGGTTTCCTGCTTCAACTCTGTATATAATATTTTCAAAAATATGAGTAGCACGCGGTATATGTTCAAACAATAAAGCCCTAACATTATCTTCTTCTGGTGTTCCTTTATACCATTTGTTTATAAACTTTAAAACAATAGGAGCTAAAAATGCTGGTAGTTTACCATCATAATTGGAAAAATCACCAGCAATTACAGATCCGGAAAATTTATTGAGCCTGGTGTAAAGCATTTGCCACTCACTTGAATGAGGATCAATACCAACAGCAATTGGTTTCATACTAGAATATTTTTGAACATAAGTAACAAAATCTAAGAAATATTTACGAACTAATATAAGGTAATCAACAGGACATGAAGAAAATAAACGAGTTTTATAAGACAAGGCTTTTTCAATTGGTCGAGTTTCATCTTTAAGAACGTCTGCAAAAATAACTGGTATGTTTTGTCCAGATAGTAACATTTGTTCTTTTTCTTGCAATTCTTCTTCAAATTCTTTATCAAGCGATCTAAGTCCAGTTTTCTCATCCAAAGTAATATATGGAGCTTTTCCTTTACTAGAGTTCAAATTATATGGGTAACCAGCTGAAGTTGCACAACATACTGGTGTATAATTTCTTTCTGTTCCACCATTTACACTTTCATCAGTAGTTAATACACGAGGTTCATACTCAACTGGAGTTGGATAATCACATAAAAGATGTTCTTCTACACTTTCTGGGATAGGCGTTTCAGGTGCAATTTCTTGGGTCATTTTGTTCACCGCTAAAATTGCAGGACTTATTATTTCTCCATTTTCATCAATAACATTGCGGGTAAAAGCTGGCATGACTGTGCTCTTCATAAAGCAATTATAAAGTTTAGATTTCTTGATTTTAGAAATTGTACTTGTTTTGACAGCTCTTGCAGCATCCACTACTTCTTGAGGAACGTGAGGAAAACCCATAGTTTGAAAAGTTGCATTAGTAATTCCTTTCTCATAATTTCCAATAAGATCTTCTACCATTTCTTTAGTAGCACCAGTTGCAAAACCATACATCTTGTTGCCAGATGGACATTTTCCTGAATGGAAACCATAAACATAGTTTCTTTGAGAAGGATGAACAAACACCAATGGAGCACCTGAATCACCTGGTTGAGAAGATCCCATATACTTAATTGGCATTTGAACAACAATAGGTATAAGTGTCTTTGGAGTTTCCACTGGTTCAGAATCAGTAACCTTAATAGCTGATTTAAGAGATTTACCAAGAGAATTAGCACATATTAAATTCATTGAACTACCAGAAGGTATTTCTAAAACTTCATTTTCACTAACCATAAAGGGTAAACCTGCAGCTGGTAAATTAGCAAGGTCAACTTTAATTAATGTCATATCTTGAACATCATACTGGATATAGTCTTTAACAAATTCAGTTTCAACTACCTTATTATTATACGTAATAAACATCTTTTTAACATCACCAGGTTCTGGATCAAGGAAATGCATTATAAAATGAGCAGGAACAATAAAATAACCATCACGCAAATGAAAAGCAACAGCACTTTGATAAATTCGAACTTCTCCTTTATCATCAAAAATTTTTCCTTGAATATGAACGGTTGCATTTTGAAGTTTTTGAGAAATCTTTTCAATTTCAGAAGAACTCTCAATTTGAACTCTTTTAGAGGATAAAGTATTAGCCTTAAATTGTTTACGTTCAAGCTTGAATTTTGGATCTTTCTTGCCCATGGATTCAGTTTCAACATCTGTTTTAGTTTGTTCTTCCTTTTTATCACTTTTATAATACCAATCGATAGCAAAACCAAC